AGTTTATTCGGTACAGCATCATATTCTTCATACTCAACATCACCTATAGCAATTACAGGAAGTTCTATATACTCTAATACTTTAACATCAAATATTAATCCAATAACTAGTGTAGTTTTAGGTCAAAATGCTGGACTTAATACAGATCCTAGTTCATATACTTCAAATTTTATAGGAAATTACGCAGGATATCAAACATCAGGTTCATATTATTCTAATTTTTTAGGTTATGGAACTGGGTATCAAACATCAGGTTCATATCATTCTAATTTTATAGGGTATGCTGCAGGATATCAAACATCAGGTTCATATTATTCTAATTTTATAGGTTATGAAGCAGGATATAAATCAACAGGATCTCAATTATCTAATTTTATAGGATATACTGCAGGACAATATGCTTATGGTTCTAATGCTTCTAATTTTATAGGACAAAACGCAGGTAATAACGTATCAGGATCTTACCAATCTAATTTTATAGGCTACTATGCAGGTGCTGGAGCTACTAGTTCCTACTATTCTAATTTTATAGGAGCTCAAGCTGGAGAATATGCTATAAGTTCTTATTCTTCTAATTTTATAGGTCAAGGAGCAGGATATAGTGCTTCTAATTCACAACAATCTAATTTTATAGGTCAAGAAGCAGGATATTTAGTAATAGGATCCCAATTATCTAATTTTATAGGAGTTAATGCTGGATATCAAGCATCAGGATCTTATTATTCTAATTTTATTGGAGTTAATGCTGGATATCAAGCATCAGGTTCTTCTCAATCTAATTATATTGGATTTAATGCTGGATATCAAGCATCAGGTTCTTATAATTCTAATTTTATAGGACAAAATGCTGGTTATAATAGTTTAGGTTCTAATCTATCTGTTTATATAGGAATTCAAGCAGGTCAAAGTGCTACTGGTTCACAACAATCTAATTTTATAGGTTATTTAGCAGGATATTTTACAACAAGCTCATACCAATCAAATTTCTTTGGATATAATGCAGGAGACAATACAGTAAACTGTTATGCTGCTAATTATTATGGAACCAATGCAGGTTACTTAGCACAAAATTGTTATAGTGCTAATTTTATAGGTCAAGCAGCGGGTCAATCAGCTTCAAGTTCATTTTCTTCTAATTTTATAGGAAACTCTGCAGGAAAAAGTGTTACTTCATCTTATTCTAATCTAATAGGATACCAAGCAGGATATAATATTAATACTTCTTCATCTATAGGTAATAATAATATTATTATAGGTACTAACTTAACATTACCATCTGCCAGTGCAAACGGTATTAATATAGGTGGTTTAATATTTGGTACAGGAACTTATAGTAATGCTGGAGGTAATCCTTTTTCAGGTTCTGCAGGAGGTAAGATTGGTATAAACCAACCTAATCCTCAGTATACACTTGACGTAAATGGAACTGGTAATTTTACAGGAGCCGTAACAGCACTAGGTACTATATCAACTACTAGTGATGTTATTGCTTATAATACTTCAGATAATAGATTTAAAACTAATGTAACTCCAATAAAAAATCCAATAGATAAAATAAAACAAATATCAGGTGTTGAATTTGATTGGATTCCTCATGAAGAATATCATTCATATAAAGGACATGATGTAGGAGTTATAGCACAAGAAATAGAAAAAGTATTACCGGAAGTTGTTACTACAAGAGATAACGGATATAAAGCTGTTAAATATGATAAAATAGTTTCATTACTGATAGAAGCTATTAAAGATCAACAACAACAAATTGATGAATTAAAATCACTATTAAATAAATAAAGTTATGTCATTACCATCTTCAGGCCCTATATCAGAAAGTATGATAAGAACTGAGTTGAATATACCAACTCAATCGCCTTTTAGTCTTAACCTAGCATCTGAACTAGGTTATACTGATATAAATGTTGGTAGTCTTTCTGTATCTAATGGTACACTTAATTTTATAACACCTACTAGTCAAAGTAGATGGCAAGGATATAATCATAGTTACGTAGCAAGTGCAAATACTGCTTATAATAATTGTAAGGCTCCATTAGGATATAACTACGCTGCTTTTATTCAAGTAGGTATAGGATCAATTAATCAATATATTTCAGCAATAGCAACCAACTTAACAGCGTCAGGAATAGCACCTTCTGCTTATGTAAGCTACTCAGTTTATTACACAACTTATTCAGCAAATATAAGAAACTCAGGTAAACTTATAAAATCAGGAACATTAAATGATAATTTTATTTATACTTATAATGCTTCTTCTGGTTCTACAATTACTTTTTTATTTACCGGATCTGCTTCTACAGGTTCTTCTACAACAAATATAGCATCATCTTCTTTTAACGGAACTACTTTTACTTTTGATGCTACTACTTCTAATTATAATTATTATACTGGAAGTTTTACAGTTAAAAATAATAGTAGTACTTCTCATACAGTACAAATAACAGATACTAGTGCTGTAGGATCACCACACTTTACATCTCCTACAACAGGAAACGTAGGGACAACAAATATAAATGTTAATGGAATTAGTGTTGGTACTGCTCCTACTTTAGTAATTAGAATACAAAATAATAGTACAGGAACTAATATAACATTATCTTCTAATACTATAAGTGCTACAAACGGTAGTATTTCTACAACTGGTGGAGGCACTCCTGCTATAACAGTAACAGTAACACCTTCTTCTAATAATAGTATAGTAACTTTAAGTGGTACAATAACTATAGTACCATAATAAAAAAATAAAAAATATATATACTTTTATCTTGCATTTTTAACTATTTATTAGTATATTATATAACATAACATGATTTACCTAATTATATCCATTTTAGTAATAATATCCATAGTGATATCTTTTATTGCAAATAAAAAAAGTACTTCAGATGAATCTAATACATTAGAAGAAACAAAAACTCCTGAAATACAGGTAATAGAAGCTAAAGCTAAAACAGAAATTAAAAAAATAGAAGAAATTATAGTAAAAGATGAAAATATTTTTGTTTCAGAAATAAAACATATTGAACAACCCACTAAACCTTCTAAAAAACAAACAACTCAAGTAAAAAATAAAATAACCCACAAAAAGTAAAAATTTATGAAATTAAGTCAAGAAGAATTACAGAAATTCCAAGGTTTTAAAACAGAAGCAACTCGTTTGGCTTCATATCTGGGAGAATTAAATTATCAAAAAACTTTAATAGATTTAGATTTAGAAACAATCAAACAAGATATTAAATCTTTAAATCTAAAACAAAAAGAATATTTAAAAGAATTAGGTGCAACTTACGGAGATGGTTCTATCAATGTAGAAACAGGAGAAATTACTTCTTTACAGTAAATCTAATTATATATAAATAGGTTTTACACAATATACTAACTATTTATTATTAAAAATTAAATAACATAATGGCAGAAACAATTTTAAGTCCTGGAGTATTCCTACAGGAAAGCAACCAATCACAGATAACAAGTAATCCAATAACTGTTGGAGCAGCTTTGATAGGTCCAACCGTATTAGGAAAACCAAATACTCCTACTGTAGTAACTTCATATTCACAATATGTAGCTTTATTTGGAAATACTTTTATTTCTGGTGGAGTAACTAGAGAGTATTTAACTTCTCAAGCGGCCTATAACTATTTTCAACAAGGAGGTCAATCTTTGTTAATTACTAGGGTAGCTAGCGGTTCTTACACTCCTGCAACTTCTTCTTTAATTACTACAAATGTTCCTGGGGATACAGTAGGTGCCTTCACTTTAGAAACTCTATCTGTAGGTACTGTGATGAATAATGATTTTTCTGCTTCTTATGTTAGTTCATCTGCACTACAATCAGGTTCTGCTTTGAATGTTAGGTGGGAAATTACTTCAGCAAACACAGGGTCAGGTACTTTCTCTTTAAATATTAGAAGGGGAGACGATTATCAAAATAGTAAAAATGTATTAGAATCTTGGACTAACTTATCTTTAGATCCAAATCAAAATAATTACATAGAATACGTAATAGGTAATCAAACTAGTAACGTATTAACAGATGAAACTGGTCAAGCCTATTTACAACTAACAGGAAGCTATAATAATTCTTCTAATTATGTAAGAGTAAAATCAGTAAACTATACTACTCCAAACTATTTAAACCAACAGGGATTAGTGTCTAATCCTTCGTATACTGCATCTATACCCCAACTTAATAGTGGATCATCAAATGGTGCATTTGGCGGTGCTACAGGACCCCTATATGGTTTCTACAATACCTTCCCATTGAACTTACACGAAGCTATTCCAACAGTATCAGCTACTAGCGGTGTAAACAATATTCAAGGAGTACTTTCTACTGATTACGATTTAGCCATAAACTTAATGAATGATCAGAGCTCTTATATTTACAATTTAATATATGCTCCAGGATTAACAGCTCAAAACTCACCTTCTGAATTTAGTACTATATTAATTAATTCTCAAAACAGAGGAGATAATATTGCAGTATTGGATTTGGTTGGATACGGTCAAGCAGTGTCAACAGTATGTTCACTAGCTAATTCTTATAATACTTCTTACGGAGCTACTTATTGGCCTTGGGTTCAAATACTTTCTATTGATACAGGTAGATTACATTTTGTACCTCCTTCTACAGTAATTCCGGGAGTATATGAATACAATGATACTGTAGCTGCTGAATGGTTTGCACCTGCAGGTATGAACAGAGGTGGATTACCTACCGTATTACAACCTGAAAGAAGATTAACACAAGCGATGAGAGATACTCTTTATTCAGCAAAAGTTAATCCTATAGCAACATTCCCAGGTCAAGGAGTAGTAGTTTACGGTCAAAAGACTTTAGCTTCTCAAGCATCTGCTCTTAACAGAGTAAATGTAAGAAGATTGTTGATTGCTCTTAAATCTTATATAGGCCAAATAGCTGAAACTTTAGTATTTGAACAAAACACTACAGTTACTAGGAATAAATTTACTTCACAAGTTAATCCTTATTTAGCTTCTGTACAACAGAGACAAGGTTTATATTCTTATCAAGTAGTGATGGATGATACTAATAATACTCCTGATGTAATTGATAGAAACTTGTTAGTAGGTACAATCTATCTACAACCAACAAAAACAGCAGAGTTTATACAGCTAACATTTAATGTACAGCCAACAGGAGTAGTTTTCGGTAGTTAATATAATATCATTAAAAAATTAAACAAGATGAACGATAATACTAGAATAAGGATACATTTATCAGGTAAGTTATTTGAATCTTTAACTAAACAAATAATTTTAGAATCTAAAAAGTCTAAAAAAATAATTAAAAAAACTTCAGATGGAGCTTTAGGTAAGACTAAAAAAATGACGAAGATAAAAACTTCTGAAAAAAAAAGTGAAAAAGCTAAAACACCTAATAA